CCTCCCTCATGTAGTCCACTTTCAACAAGCCCCAATTTTCAACATACACACCCCCCTGAAAAATTTTCCGCCTATCTAGCACATACACACGTCCCTCCCGCTTGCATTCCCCCCAGCAGCTACATACACTCCCCCCACACCCACTAACGGAGGTGAACATGTGGCAGCGAATCGTTGAGTTCTTCCGGTCCCTGTTCGGCAAGAAGAAGTCCGCACCTCCGGAGGCTCCCCGCCCCGAATCCCCTTACAAGCCCGAGCCCCGCACCCAGGCCACCATGGCCCCCGTCTCCACCACCCGTGGACACAGCATCGACTACAAGCACTACGCGCAGTGGAACCGTTACGACCTGCAAACGGTGATCTTCCCCATGAGCGGGTATGGCAACCACGGCCCGGAAGGCTGGGACTGGAAGCTCTACGAAGCTGCGCGCGGTGACCCGGATGGCCAGACCCACACCATCTCCGGGCGCAAGATCGAGCCCCTGCCGCCCTTCGCGAATCCCAGCCATATCGAAGGCTCAGGCGAGTTCGACATCTTCCGTGGCGAGACCAAGACCATCCACTGCTTCGGCCCATCGCTTGCCGCGTGGGTCTTCCATGCCCCGACCACCTCTGCCCCCGGCACGCTGATGATCGGCGACAAGACCTACGGCGCGGGCTCGGGACCCCAGAACACGGTCATCCCGGCAGGCACCCACATCGTGAAGCTCCTCGAAGGTCCGCCCCAGGGCGTGCGCTTCGCGCTCCAGCCGACGGAGGCCTGACCATGAAGCGCTACAACCTCTTCATGGACGTGGACACACTCCAGACCCTCAAGGAGCTAGCCGACAAGCAGTCCTCATCGGTCTCGAACCTCATCCGCGACGCTGTGGACAGGATGCTCGCGAACTACCGTGCCTCGACGGAAACCGACCCCACCGACGCCGCCTGACGAGAGTCAGGTGATCGAGCAGCGGGTGATCCCCCCACCCGCTCAGCAGACCGTCGAGGTCCCGGCGGAGATGATCCTGCAGATCGCCACTGGTATGGAGGATGAGCTGGAGGTGGCCGGACGCTTCGGGTTCGACGCCGTGCGCTACGCCGCGCTCAAGACGTGGCCACCCTTCGTCTCGCAGGTCGAGGCCAAACGCAAGGAGCTGCAGGCCTCCGGGGTTACGTTCCGTCTCCAGACTGCATACATGGCAGAGGACCTTGCCAAGGATGTCTACCGCATCGCGAAAAGCAACGAAGCGACGTTCCTCCAGAAGCTGGAGACCATGCGGACGTTCGCCAAGCTCGCCGACCTCGAACCCAAGGCCAACACAGTGGCGACCACCGGACCGGCCTTCTCGATCAGCATCAACCTGACGCCGCCTCCTCCGAAGGAGAAGGTCATCGATGGCACTGCCCAAGTGGATGTTCCAGGAATACCCAGCACACGTCTATCCACTTGAAGACTACCGGGACCATGTCCTGGACGGTCTGAAGTGCTGGTGTCGCCCCGTGCTCGACGAAGGGGTGATCATCCATAACGCCCTGGACAGGCGTGAGGAATACGAGACTGGAAGGAAAATGTCATGACGAAACGCAAGCTGAAGCCTGGCCAACGTCGCTACGTTTACCGGTACCGCAACGCCAAGACCGGGCACTGGTGCACGGCCAAGTACGCGAAAGCCCACCCGAAGACGACGGTGCGCGAGCGCTGGGTGGAGATCATCGTATGACCAAGCTCGCAGCCCTGCCGCCGCCCGAGCCAAACGCAGATGCCATAGCCTTCGCCGAGAAACTCGTGGCTGATCTTAAGTCCGGCGAAGTTGTGGGTTTTGTGGCGGTGCGCCAGTCTAAAGACGGCTCGGCCCAGTACACCGTGGCGGGCATCACGGCGCGGTTTTCGGTCCTGGGATACCTCTCGCACCTGATGTACCGCCTGCAGCGAGACGAATGAGTCTCGTCTACTCGCCCGTCCCGTCAGTCCAGCCGTTTCTCACGAGCGAGAAGTTTGTGAGCCTCATCGTAGGACCTGTGGGGTCCACGAAGACCACGGCGGGTATCATGAAGATCGCGTACCACGCCAAGAAGATGGCCAAGTCACGCGATGGGTTCCGGCGTTCGCGGGCGATCTGGATTCGTAACACGCGCGAGCAGCTGAACGACACGAGCATCCCGGACTTCCTGAAGTGGTTCCCTGATGGGCAGGCCGGGAGCTTCATGAGAACCGGGCTCAAGTTCGAGCTCAAGTTCGACGACGTCATCTGCGAAGTGCTGTTTCGCGGCCTCGATGACCAGAACGACGTGAGGCGACTGCTCTCGTTGCAGGCGAGCTTCGCCATCATGGATGAGTTCCGCGAGATTCACCAGGACATCTTCGAGGCAGTGCAGGGTCGTCTTGGGCGATATCCCGACGGCATGCTGGTGCCGCATCGCCCCGAGTGGGGCGTGGACAAAAAGGGCAACCCCATCCAGGGGTGTGTGACCGACGACGGGCAGCCGAACGACCACATCTGGGGCATGAGCAACCCGCCCGACATGGATACGTTCTGGGAGCGCTACCTCTCGAACCCGCCTGCCAACGCCGACGTCTTCATCCAACCCAGCGGCCTGTCGCAGGAAGCTGACTGGGTGCACCTCCTTAAGAGCGACTACTACGAGAACCTGGCCGAGGGTAAGGGCGAAGACTGGATCGACGTATACATCCACGCGAAATTCGGCAAGTCCCTGAGCGGGCAGCCGGTCTTCCGGAGCTTCAAGCTGGACTACCACGTTGCGAAAGGCCCACTGAAGCCTATACGGATGGACAACTACCCGCTTATAATCGGGGCGGACTTCGGGTTGACGCCTGCAGTAACCATCAACCAGATCGATCCGCGTGGGAGGTTGCTAACCTTCGCGGACCTGACGAGCGACGGGATGGGTGTGCTGCGGTTCATCAGGGAGAAGTTGAAACCCCTGCTGGCCACGAAGTTTCCAGGCTTCACAAGCCTGGTGGTTGGCGATCCGGCAGGCGTGCAACGCGCCCAAACCGACGAACGCAGCGTGTTCGACGTGTTCCGGAGTGAAGGCTTCCGCATTATCCCGGCGCGCACGAACACCATCACGGCCCGTATCTCATCCGTGGACAACTGGCTCACGCGCCAGATTGACGGACAGGCCGCACACCTCATCGACCCGAGCTGCAAGTCCCTCATCAAGGCTCTTCGCGGCGGGTACCGGTACAAGCTGAAGACCAACGGCGAGCCGGACGAGAAGCCCGAGAAGAACATGGACTCCCACGTGATGGACGCGCACGAGTACGCGTGTCTGCATGCTGACTCAGGGAGTTTCGGTGGAGGCTTACACACCCAATCTGGTCGACGACAAATCAAGAAGTCGACGTATCTTTACTAGGAGATGCACATGGAGTTCGGACGTCCGTATACGGTGACTGCCACTGGTGCGGTCTACCCGCGTCGCGGCATGGTTCTGGGCTATGTGGTCACGACTTCGGCGAGCTTGACACTGCGGCTGCACGACAACGCGAGCGCTGCCTCCGGTACTGAAGTTCTGCCGACGACTCCTGCGTTCACGGCTGGAGGGACGTTCTATCGGCTGCCCGTGTCGCTGGCTAACGGCCTGTATGCCACGGTGGGCGGCACCGGCTCTGTCACGTTCTACATCGTCGACGCGGCCTAAGGAGTAGCACATGCTGCCTCCGAACACTCAGGGGCCGACGCCCCCGCTGGGCATTGCGCCGATGTCTCCTCAGAGTTTCCAGGCCCAGCAGCCTGTGAACCCTGCCGGGGTGAGCGTGGGCGGCATCATGCAGATTCGAGGGGCGGCCGAGCTCGCAGAGCAACAACGACGAGATGCCGAGTCGCAGCAGAACCAGCCCATCATCCTGAACCTCGCAGCGCACGTGCGCACGTGCTGGCAGACAGCGCGCCAGGCCAAGGAGATGACCGTCGAGCCGCGCATGTTCAAGGCGATCCGCCAGCGTCGGGGTGAGTATGACCCTGAAGAGCTGATGCAGATTCGCCAGCAAGGCGGCAGCGAGATTTACATGATGATCACCTCGGCCAAGTGCCGGGGTGCGGGTTCCTGGCTACGGGACGTGCTGCTCGCCACGGGCAACGACAAACCGTGGACGCTGAAGCCCACGCCGATGCCTAGCCTGCCGCCCGAGATGGTTGCGGCGCTGCGCCAGCACGCGACCCAGGAACTCACGATGTTCATGGCGACCTCGGGAGGTATCCCGCCGCCGGACATCCAGGTGCGTGAGTTCCTGCAAGACCTGCGGGATGAGTATATGAACAACGTGTACGAGCAGGCGCGCTTCGGCATCCAGCAGATGGAAAAGAAGATGGAGGATCAGCTGATCGAGGGGAGATTCCCCAAGGCGCTGGATGACTTCATCGACGACATCACGACTTACCCGGCTGCGATCCTGAAGGGCCCAGTCATTCGCCGCCGCCCGAAGATGCAGTGGAAGCCCAACATGACGGGCTCTGCCGAGCTGGTCGTGGAAGATGCGCTCGTCCTGGAGTGGGAGCGTGTCGACCCCTTCATGATCTACCCGAGCCCGAACTCGACCGGGATCAACGATGGATACCTGATCGAGCGCCACCGGATGCGGCAGGTGGACCTCGAAGCGCTGATCGGCGTGGAAGGCTACGACGAAGAGGCCATCAAGAAGGTCCTCGACGAATACGCACGCGGGGGCCTGATCGAGTGGCTCTCCGTGGACAGCTCGAAGGCGCAGGCTGAAGGTCGCCAGACCACGGGGCAGATCAACCCCGAGGGGAACATCGATGCGATCCAGTTCTGGGGCCACGTCCCCGGCAAGCTGCTGGTCGAGTGGGGGCTGTCGGAGGAAGAAGTCCCCGAGCCCCAGAAGCAGTATCCCTGCGAGGTGTGGCTGATCGGCTCCACCGTCATCAAGGCGAGCCTGAACTACCACCCGCTCGGTGAGAAGCCGTACTACAAGGCCTCGTACGAAGAGCTGCCCGGCATGTTCTGGGGTAACGCAGTCACGGACCTGGTGCGCGACTGCCAGAAGGTGTGTAACTCCACGGCCCGCGCGCTCGTGAACAACATGGGCATCGCGTCAGGTCCCCAGGCTGCGATCCTGAGCGACCGCCTGCCGCCGGGTGAAGAGGTCACTCAGATGTACCCGTGGAAAATCTGGCAGTTCAACTCGGACCCCATGAACAGCTCGACGGCCAACAAGCCCATCGAGTTCTTCCAGCCCAACTCCAACGTGAACGAGCTGATGGCGGTGTACGAGAAATTCAGTGTCCTCGCGGATGAGTACTCAAATATCCCGCGCTACATGACGGGGGACTCCCCGGCAGGAGGCGCAGGACGTACGGCTTCCGGCATGAATATGCTGATGAATAATGCCAGCCGCTCCATGAAGCAGGTCGTGTCGAACATCGACCACAACGTACTTACGCCGATGCTGGAGCGCCTCTTCTTCCACAACATGAAGTACAGCGACGACCCGGCGCTGCAGCGGATTGACTCGCAGATCGTCGCCAAGGGAGCCGCCAGCATCATCGCCAAGGAGCAGGCGCAGATTCGCCGCAACGAGTTCCTTGCCACCACAGCCAACCCGTTCGATATGGCGATCATCGGCCCCGAAGGTCGTCGAGAGCTCCTGCGCGAGCGTGTGAAGGACCTGGATATGGACGCCGACAAGGTCATCCCGCCCATGAGCAAGCTCAAGCTGGCCCAACGTATGGCGCTTGCTGGCGGGGCTCTAGGAGCTCCGGGAGCTCCTGGCGAAGAACAGGCAGGTGGCGGCACGCCAAAAAGTGGTGAGCCGGATAACAAGCAGACACTGGCGAATGGGGCTCCGATAACGGACAACTTCAGCCCCAAAGCAAAATAGTGTGGTGTGTATGTTGACAGATGCTTCGGGTATCTGTCTAATCCAGTTAACTTTTGGAGGGTGAATGGCGCTACTGCACCGGCCCGAACTGAAGGAGTTGATGGCGCTGTCTCAGCTGATGAAACACTCGAACGCTTCTGCGTTAACAGATTTGCTGAAGGGAGAGCTTCAATGTTCCCAAGCCCGTCTGGTCGAGTGCCCTGAAGATGAGTGGCGGCAACTCCAAGGTCGAGCCAAGTTAGCCAAGGCGCTGATTCAACTCCTCGAAGATCAGTCGCACAAGAGTTACTAGGCCAAGCATCGCAGCCTAGCCGTTCAACGAAGACCCAAAGCCCTCAGCTGGGTAAGGAGTAAAGATGGCGTTGCCGAAGCAGGTCCAGAATCAAGCCGCTGCCGCTGAAGAATACGACCGACAGGTGAAAGAGGCGCAAGCCGCTACAGCACCTGAACCGCCCGAACCTCCGAAGGCAGAGACTCCCTCCGAACCTCCTGCTCCGCCGCAACCCGCACCAGCCTCCGTCAAGGACGACGAACCCACCTGGAAGCAGCGATTCCTGTCGCTCCAGGGGATGTTCAACAGCCAGGTCCCGCTCCTGCAACAGCAGGTGAAGGAACTTCAGGCTCAGCTGAAAGCGAAAGAGGCTTCGCCTCCCGAACCGCAGAAGCCGTCCAAGAAAGAGCTGGTCACCAAAGCTGACGAAGACGCTTTTGGCAGTGACCTGATCGACGTCATTCGACGGGGTGCGCGCGAGGAAATCGAGCGTCTCTCCGAGCAGTACGAGATGAAGATCGGGGAGCTGAAGCAGCAGCTGCAGGAAGCCCGCCAGAGCGTGTCGGAAGTCGCTGAGGTCCAGACCAAGTCCGTTCAGGAGCAGTTCTTCACGACCCTGGAAGCTCGCCTGCCCAAGTGGGAAGAGATTCAGGCCTCGGCGGAGTGCCAGAACTGGCTCGGTTCGCGTGTCCCCGGTAGCACGTATACCTGGAATGACGCACTGGTCTCGGCAGCCAACCGTCACGACGTGGACGCTGTGATGGAGGTGTTCGACGAGTTCTTCAGTCGTCATCCCCAGCTCAAGCCCGGTGCCAAGCCTGCCCCCGCTCCTGCTCCGCGCAACCGCGAAGAGCTCAATCGTCAGGTTACCCCTGCCAAGTCCAACGCTGCCGCGCCAACTCCGAACGGGAGCAAGCGCATCTTCACCAGCCAGGACTACCACAACGAGTCGATGCGCGTGATTCGCCTCACGCAACAGAACCGTCGGCAGGAGGCTGAAGCCTTGGAAGCTGAATTGAACGCTGCTCTCGCTGAAGGACGCGTCAAGCCGTAAGGCTCGTGTGTCTCCGGGGGTGGCGAAATCCACCTACCTCTGGAGATACACATGACCATCGCAACGACTCTTCCGCAACAAGTTCTGTACGGTACCGCCACCGTCACGGCGGGCACTACGCAGACTCAGGCTGGCGCGACCGCGCTGACGGGCCTGGTCAACGTGGTCACCACGGGCAACGCGAACGACGGCGTCCTGCTGCCGTCTGCCTGCGTCGGCACCCAACTCGTCATCGTCAACTCTTCGGCCAACGCCCTGCGGGTCTACCCCCCCGTCGGCGGAGCGCTGAACGGCGGCACGGTGAACGTTCACGTGACCCTGACCGCTTCCAAGAACGCGCTGGTGGTGTACTCCAGCGAACTCAACGCCGCCACGATCCAAGCGGCGTAAGCCTACCCAGCTAAGGAGACCACCACATGGCTACCATCACGAGCGCTGCAGTCACTGCCGTTACCGCTCCGTTCAACACGAGCCCGGCATACTCGGGTACCTTTATCCCGACCGTCTGGTCCAGCAAGCTGAACGTCAAGTTCTATGCTGCGACCACCTTCGGCGACATCTCGAACACCAACTGGGAAGGCGAGATCAAGTCGATGGGCGACAAGGTGATCATCAACAACATCCCGACGATCACCATCAACACGTACACCATCGGTTCCTCGCTGGCGTACGAAGTGCCCACCCCGAACACCATCGAGCTGCAGATCGACAAGGCGTACTACTTCGGCGTCAACGTCTCGGACGTGCTGGAGTACCAGGCCAAGCCGGAGCTGATGGACATGTTCACGGGCGACGCGTCGAACCAGATGAAAATCCGGGTCGACACCGAGTGCTTCCAGAACTGCATCCCCGGCACCGCCCACGCGAGCAACCTGGGTGCCACCGCTGGCGTCATCTCGGCGGCCTACGACCTCGGCACGGACCTCGCCCCGGTCACCCTGACCGCGTCGAACATCCTCGCCAAGATCACGGCGATGGCCTCGGTGCTGGACGAGCAGAACGTGCCTGAGAGCGACCGCTATCTGGTCATCTCGCCGTACGAGCGCAACCTGCTCATGCAGTCGAACCTGGCGCAAGCCCAGTTCATGGGCGACTCCAGCTCGATCCTGCGCAACGGCAAGATCGGCACCATCGACCGCTTCACGGTCTACGTGAGCAACCTCGTCCCGGCTGCGGCTGCGGGCAAGGACTATGCGTACCCGACGGCGGGCACCGTGTCCTCGGCGCTGAAGCGTCACATGGTCATCGCTGGCCACAAGTCGGCGCTGACGTTCGCCTCGCAGATCAACAAGGTGGAGCACCTGCCGAACCCGACGGACTTCGGCCAGCTGGTGCGTGGGCTCATCGTCTACGGTCGCAAGACCGTCAAGTCGGAAGCCCTCGTCACGATGCAGGTCGCGGGCTAACCCCAAGGCCCCCTCTTCGGAGGGGGCCATCCTTCGGAGGCATACATGGCAAATGTGAACGATCTTGTCCTGGCGGGCATGTGGGCGTCGACGGCCGAAACCGTTGTGCGTGCCCCCATCGACAAAGTTCTTACCACCGGTACTGCGCTCACGCTGACGCAGAAGGACCACGCGGGCAAGGTGATCTGCTTCAACAACCTTGCAGGGACGACCGTCACGCTTCCGGCTGCCACCGGCAGCGGCGACGTGTATACGTTCCTCACCACGCGGCTCCCCACCTCCAACAGCAACATCGTGAAGGTGGCGAACGCGAACGACGTGATGGCGGGCTA